CGCTCGGCGGTATCGTCCTTTGGCGGGGTCGTCCCCACTTGCGGCTCACCCTTCCGGAGCAACATCCGCATTTTCTGAAGTGTCTCATCCGGCAGAATATGACCTGCGCCCATTTGCATCGGTGCCACTGTCGCCGTCATTCTCGTGCCTGTAACTCGGTCGATCAGTCCGTGCTCTACAGCTTCTTTCGCTGTAAACCATTTCCCGCCGCCGCGGTTGCGCTCCATCATGGCGAGGACTTCCTCCTCGCTTTTTCCTGTTTTTTGCATATAGGCACTCGCAAACGCCCTGTCAGCCGTGTCAAGAATTTCGCCATATTCTTCGGCGTCAAACTTGTTCCCCCTAATTCCACCGGACACGCAATGCACCATGTATAATCCAGTGGTCACGATGTCGCTCTCACCGGCGCAAGCAATGATGCTTGCAGCACTTCCCGCCATGCCGACAACGTGGATATTCAGCGCCCCTTCATAAGTCTGCAAAGCCGCAAAAATTTCAGACCCCGCCAAGATGTCGCCGCCGCCGGAGTTAATGTACACGTCCACCGGTTCGCCATTGGCTTTCTCCAGTTTCTCGATCACGTCACGAGGGCAGGCGGCGTCCATTCCCCACCAGTCATATATCCATTTGTCCTCGTTCTGGACAATTGCGCCCTTCACGTCAATCTTCATCTGTTCTCACCTCCTTCACAACTTGGGTGTCCAACCGACGAATCAGCTTGTCCCCTCCCTCGACGGGACCGTAATTCATGATTTTCCTCCACTCGTTTACACGCATTGCGCCTCTATCGACCGCACCCATGAGCGCCAGCTTTGTCGACATACTCGCCGTCGTCAGGCTGGTGCTCTCAAAAATCACGCTATTTCCTCTCGCACGCCCTCGGCGGCTAAAAAGTCTCGTGGTAAACCCGTACTTCATGTCGATGGCGGCAGGCTCGATTTCCGCCTCGTAAAAGGCATTCCACTCGTCCTCAGTGTAAAGGTTCTTCACAATCTTTTCGTTTGTGCCGATAACGCTGTAAATCCGCTGCGTTGCCCTGTCCATCTGCGGGGCGTTCGGCACGTAGCTTTTCGGCTCGACCTGAATTGCATCAACCTTCGCATCGACCGCCGCCACGCCGACGGACCCGCTTTCTACATTTAGGTAGCTGGCGGCGAAATTCTCCGCCTGCGCTTTAACGTCCTCCGGTCTGACAGAGCTCATCATCTTCAGCAGCCAACGGATCACGTTGGAGTTTTTAATCGCTGCGATAATTCCTTTGTCGATAACCGCCACTTGCTCCATCAGCGGCGCAAGCACCGTGGCAAGGCTCGTCCCGAAAAAGTCGTCCTGCCCATCGAAATTCTGCCGCAGGTGGATAACATCCGAGTAGAAAAACGGATGTCGTTTTCCGTCCGGCAAGGTAAACCACAAAACGAGTTCTTCGCCCACCACCTCCGTCTCGACAGAGGACGCAGGCAGCGGGTAGATACCAGTCGGAAGCCCCGCAGCGTCCTTCGTTACCGCCGCAAATGCATTTCCGTTGATTTTCAACTGCCAACCCATGCGCTCCTGCAATTTCTGCATCGACATAAATGGATTCGGCTCTTGGAGTAAAAATCTGATATACGCATCAGGATTTACCTCGAGTTTGGATTCCCCGTTTTGCATCGTCTCTCTGATGTGCTTCGGCAGTAGTTTCCCCACCGCCACCGCAAACGGTCGGACAGACGAGTACACCACGTCCGAGTGCAAAAGCCGACCATTCCAACCCCAAAAACCTTCTCCTTGCATGGTCATCATCTTCAGTGTCGCTTGCCCCGTCTTTCCACGGAGCCTGTCAAAAATTCCGATTTTGTCCACCTCATCTCTAAATCAGCGCCTCATATTCTGCTTGCCGGTCACAGTACACCACGTAAGCATCTAGCAGTGCCGCTAGGCCGTCGATTCTCTTCATGGCCATCCGGCTTTTTACTGGTTTAATATTCCCGTTTTTGTCCTCAATGAATTGCGTGTTATGAAAGCACCACTTGTCGACCGGGTTGTTGTTGTAGATAATTAGCCGATCCTCGAACTCTGCGTGCAACTCCTGCATCGGCCTTGATAGCACTTTCATCGTCTGCGGCACTGCGACCATTGCCTCGGCACCAAAATGGTCTTTCATCTCGTCCGCCCAATAACCTGCGCTCCATGCGTCATAACCAATCCATGGCAGATAAATATCCATATCCCGTTGCACTTCGCAAAACCAGTCCGTTACCATGTGGTAATCAATCTTTTTCCCTTGGCATGTCCGCACATAACCCTGCTCAATCCAAAGGTCGTACGGAACCTTGTCCTCTTTGACCCGCTTTTCCACTAAATCCTCTGGAATCCAGTACATGGACAGCACATAAAACCGTTTGTCATCCGGCACTTTGAAAATCACTTTCGCTGCTGTTAAGTCCGTTGTCCCCGAAAGGTCAGCGCCACCAATCCCATAGCGTGGTTTTAATTCATCAAGGTCAAACTTTTCATCATTGATCACTTGTTCTTTTGTCAGCCATGCCCCCTGCGCAGTGTCTCCAACGTTGAACTCCTTGCAAAGCAGATATTTCACTAAAGCCGGATTTTTTTTTGCTCGCTCCACCATCTCTCGCAAGGTTTTTTCGTTCTTGATGGTTCCCAGCCCCGGATTCGCTTTTTTCCAGCACGACGGGTCTGTCCATTCTTCACGCTTGTCCAGTTCGTAAATGAGCGGCAATAGCCGGTCATCTCTGTAGCCGTCCGGGTCGTCATATCCTAAGATGACTTTTTTTGCTTCCTCGTACTTTTCGTCATAGATGTCATCCCGAATCATGCCTGCCGTGGTTGTTATGAAAATCATTGGCTGTAGCCGTGCTGTAATTCCGTAAGAAATCATTTCAAACAGTGCCCTGCCGTTTTTCCACTGCTGCAATTCGTCCATTAATGCACAATGTACATTCAGTCCGTCCAGCGTATCGACGTTGGAACCAAGTGGTTTAAATGACCCGTAATTGAAATCGTCACTGTTGATGTCGGCCACAAGCGGCTTTGCCCTTTTTCTAAGTGACGGGGAGGCCTGCACCATCTGTTTTGCAACCATCCACACTTTTTTAGCTTGGTCTCGCTTCGTCGCTACTGCGTAAATTTCCGGCCCAGCCTCTCCGTCTGCCAGTAGCATATAAAGCCCGACAATAGATGCAATCAGCGATTTCCCGTTTTTCTTGCCAATAATCAGAATGACTTGCTGATACTTTCGCAACCCGCTCGAATCCACGAAGCCAAACGCAGCCGCCAGCATCGCTTTTTCCCAAAGCTCCAACCGCACATATTCTCCGCCACCTGCACCTTGAATCAATTTGCAAAAGTTCTCCGCAAATTCAAGAATGTGGTTTCCTCGTTGCGGATCATAGTGCCACTCATCGTTCGGTGTGTTGATGTCGTCGACCAGCTTTTTGTACTGTCTGCGGATTTTGTCGCCGACACTCTCTTCCCCTTTTTGGATGGCCACCCAATATTCCAAAATTGGGTTATATGTCTCATGGTAGCTAACCCACAGTCTTTTTTTCTTTTCCTCTTTCCGCTTTTTCGCCAATTACAAACACCTCAAATTCATCCGTCTCACCTTTCTTTAAGTCCTCTTTTGGCAGTAAGTCCACAAGCTGCTTGATGACTTTTGGGTATCCGTTGTTTAGCTGGTTGTACGCATCCACCACAGGTCTCTTTCGGTCGTAAGGTTCCTGATCACCTTGCGAAAAAAGTTCCGTGAATCCGTTCTCCAAAAGGTCAATCTCCATTTCGTCCAGTGATATCCTCATAAATGCCGCCCGCTCTATAAGACCCGTCGTTATTCCCTGTTTTTCTGGCTCAATCTTCTTGAAAAACTTCGTCAATCGTCTCTTTTCTGCCTGAATCAGCTCCGCTTTTGTCATTTCTTCTTTCTTTTTTGGCGCTTTTTTTGCCGTTTTTTCAGTAACTCCCTCACGTGCGTACGACATATATAGCACCTCACTTTTTTGCATTTTAGGGGAGGGGGGTCACGTGCGTGACCTGTGTGTTCTCCGAATCTATGGGGTGCGGGTAATAAGAATCGACCCCCACCCTCTTTTTAGGGGGGCATCTACCCCTAAAGTAAAATCGGTTGTCCGTCCGCATCAAACAAACAACGCCGCCCTCCTTCTTTATCGACCTTGTTGTGACAGGCAATGCAGACATACTCCAGTAGCTCATGATTGTATACGATGTCCGAATCATCAATGTTCTCTGGTGCCAACTCAATCGTGTGATGGACAATATAACCTGGTTCGTCCTGGCAGTGCTGGCATATCCCGCCGTCAATAGCAACTCGGCCCGCAATAAAGGCCGCACGACAAGTTCTCCATCTTTTTTTCCTGTACAGATTCCCTGCAAATTCTCTTGCCACGCTCTCACCTCCAAGACAAAATTAAAAGAGCCGAGCAGCCATCCCTAAAAAAGGATAACTATTCGGCTCTTGGCACAAGGCTCTTGGCTCTAAATATTCACTTCGATGATATGCTTGCAGGCTTTGCACTTGCATTTCAAGCCACGGACAGATGCGTCCGCAGCTACTCGGAACAGCGCCTTCCCGCAATGCGGACACTCGTACCACCGTTCTATATTCATAATACCATTCTTGTGCTGGTTTTGTCTACTATTTTTTTCATCTTTTTTCATAGCTGCCCACCTTGCCTATTTGTTATACATAGCCCCAAGCCTGATTGAGCTTGCGCCCACGTTAATCTCGACCGGCCCTCAATTCTGACCAGTCCTCATACCCCCACGGTATTTTCTTCCGCTGCTCGTCCGGCATCACATACTCAATGTACTGATAGCCGCCCCACTCGTTCTCTACGATTTCGTTATGTATAATCCAAGCATTGACCGGCGGACGCATTGCAAACCCTTCACTCACCGGCTCGCTTTCCTTCTTGGCCTCCCGCAGTCCTTGCGATGCAACCCACATCCGCTCGCCCTTTTTAGGCTTTCCTTTTTCCCGTGGCTCCTTTGTCATGTACAAAGCCAGAGCCGTAAACCCACTGAAAGCATCAGAAATTGACGACACCTCAATGTCGTCACCATAGGCCCACGCCTCACGGATTTCTTTCATGTCCCGCTTGCCCTTGCTGGAATTAACCACCATGTGGATATGCGGACGTTTATCCCCATGAGCGCTTTCGTATACATATATATAATGTATAGACTTTCCACGCCCGGCACGAGCCCGCCGCAGGCGCTTCACAAAGCGACGGAACAGAACCAAAGCTTCCGCCCGGCCCACCGTCGCATAGTCATTTCCAAATGTCAGTGTCACCCACAAATCACCGGCCCTGAAATTTACCGCCAGCTTCTCCCGCAGCTTCTGCGTCGATGTGCGCAGATTGATTCTCGCGCGTGCTGCCGTGGTCAGGCGCTGTTTCGCTGCTCTGCGTTGGTCTTTATCGTTGACGGTCACAGGCGTGTAAAGGACGGCGGAGACCAAATTCCCCGCCGTCCTTGTTACCTTTCTTCTTTTCGCCATACCCATGACCTCCCGTTGTTCTACATTATATATAATGTATAGCAGCTGCTTAAACTTCCGTAATGCTGATGCCGTGCTTTTCCTGCATGAGTTTCCGCTTGATAATATAATCTTTGGTTCTGGTGGCGCTGCTTTTCACGTCCTCCACCACCGGCTCCCAGTGCATCAGCCCCTCTGCATCCAGCTCGGTCGCCCGCTCGTAGCAAAAATCTGCTTTGTAACGAATAGCTCGCACCCGCTCGCCCTCCGGCGTCGTGTATGCCTCCTGCAAAGTAAAATCGCACTGCAATTTCAGATTGCGGATTGCTCCAGCGATTAGAAGAATTTGCAGTTCCCCGAAGCGCTGCGCTTCCTTTTTGCTGTCGAAGGTCAGGTTGCCACGGTTCGTGCGCTGGTTATGGTACTTACTGCCCTTCGGTGCAGTCGTCCGGTTCTGCGCCAGCAGCTTGTCCAGTGCCTGCTTCTGCGCCGCCGGTGATAGCTGGTTGATTGATAGACCCATTAGCTGCCCCTAATCGCCGACCGAAGTGCGCTTAGCTCTGCCTCAAGCTCTCCGATTCGCCTTTTCATCTTGACCTTGTCTCCGGATTTGTCAAACCACGTCCGCATTTTATCTACTAAGGGTGAGCTGAATTCTCCCTTGTCTTGAACGAGCCCATACAGACACAGCCCGCAGGTTTCCGGTTCAATGTCGATTTCCCGTGCAATCATGTCTATGACAGCTTTTGCAGATTGCCAGCGCCTATCGTACAGGGCGATGGAGCTATCTTTGAATCTGCACATCTCAATATATTTTTCTCCGGTGTAGGTTTTATCCCGTATGGCATCGTAATAGTTCGCAGGCCTATCAAAATCACTGTGCGGAATCTTTATTCCGCTCTTGCTCACGGTATATTCCGTTCTCGTCAGATTCTCAAATAATTCGTCCATATTGCCCTCCTCACTCTCTACAAAAAACGTGATTCCCGATGATTGCGAAAACACGCTGATTTTGCGCACTGGTAGAAAAATATACGACGTCTGCGTCTGTGATGGGTTCATTCCCTTGCAGGGCAGCAGCGACGGCTTCATATTGCTGGTCTGTCGCCACTGTGTCCCCGATGTAAACGGCGGGCGTGAATTGTCCGGCTTGGTATACAACCGCCTCCACCGTGTCCGGAAAAGACGGCGATAGCATCCGATTGAATACCACCTCGACAACGGCTCTCTGCCCCTCGAACGGCTCGCCTCTGGCCTCCAGCCAGACGAGTCGGGCCAGCGTGTCAACGTCTGCGGCGCTTAGCTTGATGTCCTCATATCGGCTTGGCGTCGGTGTTTCGGCCAACTGCACCCGCTCGGCGCATGGGCAATCCACAATTACCGGCGGCGACGGCTCGGCGGCGACCTGAACAGGAACAGGAATCGGAAAATCTCCGAATATCATGTATGCTATCAAACCCAGATAAAGCGCCGCTGTGCCAAAGAACCCCACTACCGAAAGCACAGCGAAAAACAAATCTGTACCTTTTCTCAAATTCATGATTCTTTTTCCTCGTCCGCCGGAATCTCTACTTTCCCGACGCCAAACTCGTGGATTTCAAACGAGTCTCCGTAGAAGTCAAGAATCGCCCTGCGCTGGAGAATCGCATCTTCCAAGCTTTTTATAACAAGCAGCTTTACATCAGCGGCGTTAGGATACGGGTATGTGTTCCGATACAGTCTCCCGTACCTTTTATGTTCGTAAATCGCCCTCTCCGGTCGGTCATACACTCTCTCCGGAATAATCGTGCCATCTGTCTTTTCAATCGGCGGAATGGTGATTCTCTTTGCGGGAGAGTATAGAAAATATTTAGATTTCTTCATATTTCCTTCCCCCTCATGTCGTTCTCGACCCGCTCGCCCGGATAGTATGTCGGGTGACTGCGCATCATCTCATTTACAAGCTTCTCGGCGGCCATCAGCTCCGGCGTTGCCATAATCTCATTCATAACCAACTCCGTCCAGTCCTCGTGCATGTCTTCCTCAAGCCATTCGATTGCAACCCGCCAATCAAATGTTGCAACCTCGGCCTCTGCGATGAAAATAGACTCCGGCTCGCAATTTCTCTGTAAAAATTCCGCCTTCTCCATCAAATTAAAATAATCGCTTGATTCAGGCAAGCAGACGCAAAGCATCGTGTCCATACTCAATTCAGACAGTTTTTTCATGGTTGACCTCCCACCGCATCAAGCGTTGCCTGCAAAAGCTGGCGCAAAGCACCGGTCGTCTTGTCTGCCATTTCATTCTCGCCAGCCTCGGACATCCGAACTATGCAAGCAATTAGCTTATTAAGCTGGCTCTGGGCTTCCTCAAAATGTATCTTGAAAATGCTCATTTCGGACGAGGACGCCACCGCAAACTTTTTCCGCATCTCGTCCATTTGCTCGCTCATGGCCTCCTTCTCTTTTGCTGCGACGACAGCGTTCTTCTCCTGCGCCACCTGCGCCGCTGCGAGCGCCTGCTCCGCCTTCGCCTTGGCGGACTCCGCCGCCGCCTTCTCCGATTCAGCCTTTTCGATTTGCTTTGTCAAGGCAGCTTCAGCCTTCTTTTTCGCCTCAGCTGCTGCTTCCTTGCGGGCAGCGGCGAGAGCCTTATCGTCCGGCCCTGTCACAGCAACATCAATCGGGCGGTTTTTCAGCTCTTCAAGCTCCGCCTTCAGCAATTCCACTACTCCCTCGGCACTCTCGGTCGCATCCATCGCATCTTCCATCACTTTTTCCAAGTGTTCCCGCTGTTCTTGCAGACGCTGAATTTCTTCACCGTTGGCCGCCGCCGCCTTTTCCAGCTCCTCGGCCCGCTTGGTGGCCTCATCACGCTCACGAATTGCCGCCTGCAATTCTCTGGACGACATTTGCTCCACATCGTTGTTTTCGACAAACTCCTCCCGCTCATTTTCCGGCAAGGCGAGGAGCGCCAAAGCCTTGGTATAAGGCAAATTCCCAAGCGTTTGGGAATTTGATTCGCCCCCCAAAATGCTCTGCTGGTCGGCGCCGTACTCATCAAAAATACGCATGAAATTATTTGCCGTCGATTGGGAAAAATCTACCTCGTTTTTCAGCCACTCGCCCCAACCGCCATGCGGAAGGAGCTGCTTCGCCTCCACGAGACGGCGGCCGATTTCGATTGCATACCCAAGAATGATTTTCTGCGCCTGTGTCTGGATGGTCTTAATTTCTACCGTGACGACCTCGATGGTGCGCTCCGGATTGATTTTATTCAGTTCACTCATGATGCTTTTTTCTCCTTCTTCACGGGCGCCGGCAGCACCGGCGCACCTGTTTTCTTGATTCGCTTGCTCCCAGCGGCGACCCATGCGCACCACTGGTTCAGGATAGCCTCGTCCTCTTTTGTGACGTTTCTGTTTCTAAACCCATGTATCTGCTTTAGCTTGCCGTCCTGCATTTCTATCGTGTAAAACGGCTCGTCCGGCTTGTCCGCAGGGCGCATAAAGAGAATATCAAGCTTCCCTGTGATATGGCGCTCGGCGTAGCCTCCGACGCAATGGCTCAGCGCCTTGCCTTCGGCAATGATTTCATCGGCGGTTGCCGCTGGGCGGAAAACAAAGCCGTCAAGCTCGCAGGCATACTTTTTCGTCAGACGCTTCACCCGCTCGGCAGCTTTTTGGTTGTTCTGCTCCCGAATCTCTGCATCCAGCTCGTCGGCACGCCTGTTCCTCTCGGCAACGGCTGCGTCATGCGACTCCTGCAAATTTCGTGGCATCAGCACGCCACGGTGCTGCATGTCGTAGCCGATTTCTTCCGCTGCTTGAAGATAATCCCGCCAAAATGGAAAATACCCTCTGGAGTCCGGCATTTTCTCCTGCTTTCGCAGATACTTCGCCGCCTCTGTACACTTGATTCGCTTTTCCTTACATAGCTTTGCAAAGCCATCTACGTTATAGGTCATTTGGCACAGGATTTTGTTTGCCTCCTGCATCGTTACATTGCCTTCTTGACGCTTCCAGACCTTCCACCAGTGCAGCACATCGACATTCTTCGGATTCATCTCCAAAAACTCTTTCAGCTCGTTCTTGCTCAGGCCGAAGGCTTTGCGCGGGTCCCGCTCGCCCCACTTGATTACGCTTACATTTTTCTTTTGCTTTAGAAGCAAATCACCAACGACCTCTGTCAGACCTAACTTCATGACCATTTCGATATTTTCCGGCCAAATAGCAGCCACGGCCAAGAAGCGCATCAGCCTATTGGTCAGTCTGATTCTGTCCGTATAGCGTTCAAATCCGGTGTAGCGCAGGAACGACTGTTTCAGCCGTTCAGCGCCAATAACGTGATATGAATGGTAGCCCATTCCTCTAAAAAACGGCTCTTTCACCCACGGGCCGCTGCTGACGAGCCACTCGTTGGTATAGGTTTGCTTCTCAAATTCCGTTACATGCCCACGGGCGAAGTGATACTCACGCCAGCTATCACAGATTCTCGGCTCGGCGTGATAGTTCTGATAGAAATCCTTTTCTACGCACACGCTTTTTGCAAAGACTTCCTCGCCGTCTTTGGACACATTGATGATGACGACATGCTTCCACCGGTAGAGCTTGGAGCAACCTTTTACAATCCCGATGCTTTTTGCTGTGACGAATCGGCCGCAGTATGGGCATTTTATGCTATAGTTGTGTTTGACGCCCAGCAGGTTATAATGCTCGGCGGTTTCTGTTCTCTGCACTTTTGGATAAAACGCATCGTTGACGTGGCAGCAGGACGTTGAAATGCGCATGCCGTCCTTTTCCTTCTTGAAAAATAAGTAATGCTCGAATAGATTGTTGATGGCTTTAATGTCCTCGTCGCTGATTTCCGCATACCTATTTCTTATTTTCTGCTGCTCCTCCGTGATTTCTGTCCAGCCCATCGCAGCCACCTCACAGGAAATCCAGCAAATTGATGGTGATGCTTGACTTCGCCTTCTCCGGCTCTGGGGCCGCTTGCTCCACCGATGCGCAGAGGTTGATGGTCATGTTCACGGCGATGTCGGCTCCGGCGAAATAGTACTGCACCGCTCTGCGGTACACGTCGATGTCGGAGACGGCACTTCCGACGCCCTTCATGACCGCCTCGCAGCACTGCGCCACGGTTCCGTCGTGCTGGGCCACCGCCTGCGCAAATTCATCATCCTGCGAGCAGAAATTCTTCAAAATATCCTTGACGTGCGGGAACACGACGCCCGCTTTGTTATCCTTCGGCTTCTCCGACTGGTCGATTTTCTCAATCGCCAATTGTAAAAAATTCATATTTACAAGCTCCTTTCCGTTACCACCAACGCCGCTGCTCCAGATGGGCGATATATACATCCGCTTCTTTTGTCTCTACATGCGGGATTACTACTGCGTCGCCGCTTACATCACGGAAAATCATCAGGCCATCAGCACGAATTCCACGAGGCCCGTCAAAGTCTCGGTCGATAATCGCCAGTTTGTCCTCGGCGTATTTCATAATTATGCCATCTTCCCGCTGATACAGCCGACAGTCATCGTAGGTCAGCGGCAGGCGCTCCGCATCAACTTCCGGATGAAATCCGAAAACGCTTTCAAGGAGTCCGTCCATCTCATCCTGCATTTTTACCTGTACGCCGATGCCCTTGCTGACGTGCAGCGACATGTCATATGGGATATCGCCGACATGCTGGGCAATCAGCCCGATTAAGCTTCTCGGCGCACCGGGCACCACAGCTCTGATGCCCCAAAATCCCGCCACGATGTTAATAACTGCTTTGATTTCGCTATCTTCGACCCGCTTGATGCTTAGATTATATCCACCGGATTTATAGGCTTCCTTCATCGCCTTTGACAAGGCGCTTTCATTAAACATTGACTTTTCCCCGTTTCTCCGCTAAAATAGCGGTATAGTCTTAATTTCTTGGCACGCTCGCCGCCTTTGATGTTGCTGCATCAAGGGCGGCATTTATTTTCTGCTGCTCATCGTTTCATACCCGCCCGCTTGTCATATTTCATGCGCCCGTCTCTGTCCGCACGCCGTCGGCGGCACTGGTCGCAAGTATCGCCAGATACTCTAACCGGAGAGCCGCAGCCCGCTCGGCACTTATATTTCCGCTCGGCCACCTCCGGCGCCGCCCTGCACCGGCTGGCATACTGACCAAATGACACGCCCCACGATTCGCAAGCTGATGCAATCGCCTTATGCTCATGGTCGGCACGGATGCGCACCGTGGAAAAGCCGTCACAGAAAACATTGTAGAAATTCTGCTTATCCATCGTCACACCTCAATTCACGCACTTTTTTGATGTCCCCGCCCTCCCGCAAGTCTCTCTTTACAAGTCGCCCCAGCGGTTTGTGCTTTAGAACCGGTCTTGACACGCCCTTTTCATCCGGACTAAATTCCTCAATCTCAAACACCAGCCCGTCGACAGTTAAATATACAATCGGCATGTCATCTCACCTCCGAGCTCGTCGGCGCCTGGTCTTCGTATCCAAAAGCCTGCAAGGTGTCTAAAACCTTTTTCTCTTCGCCGTTCCAGTAGTCCATCAGGCTCGCATACTCCTCTTTGGAAAAACTGGGCTTCACCCTCTCCAACGCCTTCATTTCCGCCCGGTGAGATTCCAGTCTCACCTCCAGCGCCACGGTTATCTGCGATCGCTGCTGCCTTGTCAGTTCTATTTTCATCTATAACCCCTCCATGTCATATACCAAGCCGGGCCGAGCACGTTCGACGCCACAACCAGAAACCAAACCGGCCCGAGCTTGTCCATCAGACCGTCAGCGCAGACTGCAAAGGCGAAAATCAGCATCAGGGAGATGCCCTGCAATTTGTTGTTCATTTTTTCGTTTCCTCCTTTTTAAGGCTTGTCCACCGGGGATAACTCACCATATCCCCATTTTTTGCATCGCTCTGGCTCCCGCCTCCTGAATCCGCTTTCGGCCTACGGCCCGCTCCTCGTCGGAATAATCTCTGTTAGAAACGGTGACGTACCCTTTGGTGATGCCCAGCTTCGGGCCATAATCCGCAAACCACGCCTCGGAGGCTTCAAATGGCTCGCCTTTGTCGTTGATGTAAGTGTCCCGCCCGATTCGTTTCGTCACAGTCACCGGCAGGTCTTTTCCGCCAATTGTAAAAAATTCATGCGTGACCGTTTCGATTACATGTGATTTTTCCATTTCGTCACCTCCGTCTTTTCTGTATTTTCCCGCAGCACTCGCTGGTGGATATTGAATAAATCTTCTAGTTTGTCCCAATACTCAATCCCACCGAGACGCTCTCCGCTCTCAAATGATTTATAGTACCGAGCGTCAATCCCCAACTTATCCGCCACGGCCTGTTGCGTCAGCCCCGCAGCGCTGCGGGCGGCCTTTAGATTTTCTCTCGCCATTTCGCTACCTCCGTAACTCCGGGTATTTCTCCCAAAACCGCTCCATGTGCTTCACATACTCCGCCTTTTCTCCAAGCTCAAAGTTTTTACAGGTTTCGTCAATATATCTGTCTTTGATATTCGGATGTACGCAGTGCCCGCTCGGCAATGCCGTAAACCAACTACTCATCGGGTCTTTGCTCTTGATATAATGCTGCACAAAATGGACGCAGTTGCAGCAAATTTCCGTCGTGCTCGATATGTCGATGATTCCTCTTGTGTTCTTTTTCATTTACAGCTCCTCCATTTGCATACAATATGTATGTATATTCTATATCCAGAATATAGTACACTTTGTATGTAATGTCAAGTATTATTTTGGAGGTGCTACAATGTTCAACAAACGGTTGCGTGCGCAGCGCATGAAAAGTAAGTTCACTCAGCAAAGCATGGCTGACAAGTTGGCCATCAGTCTAAATGCTTATCAAAAGTACGAACAGGCGGAGCGAACACCATCTTTCGACTGCCTTGTCAAGATTTCGCATATTTTAGAAGTTCCCACCGATTATTTATTGGAACGTGGCCTTTACGCAAAGGCTGAGCAAATTTTATTGCATTGGGATTCACTGCTTTTAGCCTTAGAGGATAATCTTTGCGCCGACTTTCCCGATATATTCGCATTGCTGAAAAATCCACAACTTTCCGAACTGAGCCGTCTGGTTCTCCTTGACGCCATCCTTGAAGACATCGAATTTCACGAGGGCGAGCGCCCGCTCGATGTTTCTATATCTATTAAGTACAAGGCTTTTTAGCCTTTCTCGTATCGGTGATTTCTCGCAGCACTCGCTGGTGAATATTGAAAATAGCTTCCAAATCATCCCATATAGCAAAATCGCCCGTTCGGTCGTTCGCCTCTATTTTCTGGTAATATACAAGGCTAATCCCCAACTTATCCGCCACGGCCTGCTGCGTGAGCCCCTTGGCTCTGCGGGCAGCCTTTAGATTTTCTCTCGCCATTTCGCCACCTCCGTTTCCAATGTATGGCTTTCGCTGGTTGTCCTATTCCGCCCGCTCGCTGGAGCGGGCTTTTTTATGCCGTTTTTGTTCCGTCGTCGGCGAGTAGCTCGTCCACGGTGCAGTTGATACAATGCGCTTGCCGTGGTATAATCTCCTCGAAAGGAGGTTTTTTCTTGAATAACCATATTGACCCGATTCCGCTCACTGTTCATGACATTCAAGCTATCTTGTGTGCGCTTCCACTTGCCACTTATATTGATTCCGGCTCACCCGCTCAGGATGAATTAACACTGACTGCTTGCAATTCAATCGTGGACAAAATAAGTAATCAATCGGCAGCGTTCGCCCCGAAAGAAATCCTTGTAATTTCTTCCGCAATTTCTACGGCGAAGCAATTCCTTTCTGGTACTTTACCCGAACTTTCCGACATTTTAGAGCCTGACGAAAAGGCTGACCTTGCGATGTATCTCTTCACATACAATCGCCTTTGCCCTGTTTTTGACGGTCTGGCGGACAAGGCTCGTCGCATATTAGCGTGATATATGTTTCACCTTCTCTCCCCTCGGCTCGCTCCGTCTCCGCTATTGCTCTTAATCGGGCCATCGTATCCGTAATCTTCTTTTTCAGTGTGTCGGGAGTCGCATTCCCAGAACTCTTTTTTTCTGCCATCCCGCTCTCATCCTCTCTATGCCGTTTTTGTTTCGTCGTCGGCGAGTAGCTCGTCGACGGTGCAGTTGATGCAATGCGCTTGCTGTGGTATAATTTCCTCGGAAAGGAGGTGACAGAATGTCAAATATCCGCAATTCGTCTAAGGCAATTTTGAATTACTTAGCATCTTTGGCCGAGGAGCAAGGTTCTTTGAGCTATATTTCAATGACAGAATCAGCCATCGCAAGTGCATTTACATCTGATGACGCCGTGTTTGACGAGAAATATGCACATGTCTGTTTTGAATACTTAACTGGCTCCCGTTTCCTGACAGAACTCGGCAACGACTCCTACACCATCACACCCGCAGGAATCGACTTCATCGACAGTTAAAAATTCATCAAGTTATTCGCCGCATTTGCGACATCGGCCAGAGCTGCAATCTCTGCCGGTGTCGCATTTTCTTTGCTCGCCCGCTCAATAAAGGCGGCCAGATGCTTGATAATCATCTCTCTGGCTACCCCTTGATAGCTTCTATGTGCTAAATCCATTTTTTCCATTCCGCTCGTCTCCTTTCGTTTTCCGCCCGCTCGCCGGAGCGGGCTTTTTTATGCCGTTTTTGTTTCGTCGTCGGCCAGCAGCTCGTCGACGGTGTAGCTAAACTCAACCCTCTGTGACCGTTCTTAAATCAAGCGCAGGGTCGCTGTACTTTTTGATGAATTTATTTACGCTCATGTTTGCAATGTCGATTTTCAATGTCTCCCACAGGTTTTTCCGTTCCGCCGTTGTCATCTCCTGGTTCTCATTGAAAACTTTATCTGCCAACCGGCAAGCCTTTTCGGAATCCATCGCCATATATTTTTTTCCCATTTCTCTCTTCCTTTCGTTTTCGTCCTTGCCGGTCGGCATGGCTTTTTTATGCCGTTTTTGTTTCGTCGTCGGCGAGTAGACAGCTTTTCCCACCGCATGGTATAATCTCATCAAAAGGAGGTGATACCATGAGCAAAACCGATAAGGAGCTTGCTGTCGAAATTGTCTGCACCTACTTGACCGCACAATCTAATCTCGTTCATCCCACTGGTGGCGGAAGTGTTGGTGTGATGGATTCAGCCAGCATCTCCAATCTTCTCGGGAAAGTCTATACTACACTCAAATCGCTCGACAAATAGGCATCAAGCGCAATCATTGCGTGCGTCATACTACTAAGTTCTTCGTATCGGCCTGTCTTTGCTGCAAATTCGGAACGCTCGGAAAGTAGCTGGAGCTGCTTTTCGAGCATTTCTGTTCTTTTGGTATCTTTGCTCATGTTCGTTTCCTCCTCTCTATGCCGTTTTTGTTTCGTCCTCTGCCATCCCGCTCGCCTCCTTTCTACCCCGCCCGACGTTCGGAATCATTCGGCATAAACGTATCAGGGTTAACTTCAAGCGCCATACAGAACCACAATAATTCGTCCGCAGATAGATTCCTTTTCTTCACCAACGTTGCGCTAATCTTCTTCTCCGTGAAATCAGGCTTTCCAGATATGGCCTCAATCCTTTTAGACACCCAAGAAAGCGTTCTCCCGCTTTCCTTAATGTGTCCTCGAATTTTGTCTCGAATGTCCATGCAAATACCTCCTTTCTCCAATCCAATTGCGCAAGCCGTCTCACTCATGTTATAATTCTCTTGAAAGGATGTAATAACATGGATGAATTAAGTTTTTACTCTGGTCTTCTTCAAGATGCCACTGATTTGGTCATGGAACGCAGTCGTTTGGAAGTCAAAGCTGATGAAGCTGCTATTTCCACCGCCGCCACAGTCAATGCCATTAACCAAACCGTTTCCATCCTCGCTTCCGACCTTTCCGTTGAGCGGGATGAACGGAAGAAGTCTGACGACGAAAACATGGTGTACACCAAGAAGATGGATAAAAAGAACTATCGGTTAGCTGTGTTCGGCGCTGTTACTGGCGGAATCGCCTTGTTTATTGCGATTCTTGCGCTTCTCTATCAAATTGGGATTCTCCCCATACCGCTCACGGTAAGCTCTCCCGCTGGAACGAATGTGGAGGCACCAACCAATGACGCTGGCCAGTTGAAATATAATCGCAAGCCCCATCAAGATGGTTACTATCGTATTGCTATCCAATGATTATTTCTCCTTTCTTTCATTCAAGTAATTCTTGAATAATTGTATGATACTCGTTTATTTCTCGAATGTCAAGTTGTTTTTCAAGTTTTTCTTGACTTTTTACATTTCCGGCTATATTATAGCAGTACGGAGGTCAAGAATATTATGAATACGTTGGGGCTTAGAATAAAAATTCTTAGAGAAAAGGCGCAAATGAAGCAAAGCGAGCTTGCCAAAAAGGTTTGTGTAAAAGATGGTGTAATTAGCAATTGGGAGCGGGATAAAAATAAGCCCGACGCTGAAAAGCTGATTCTTCTATGCGAAGCTCTTGACACGAATTTATCCTTTTT